TCTAGCGAGAATGAATCAACACCAGGCGGCGTTGTTCCGTCATCGCCGCGGACTCGACCGACGGCTTCGGTGGTGCCGTCTCGGCGCACGAAGACCAGATCGCCATCGGCATTAACCAGGAAGCCGCGAGGGACAGTTGCCAAAGCTGCATCGACTGCACGCCTAATCTCATCAGCAGTCGCCATTGCTCGTCCGACGGCATCGCCGATCTCTCCCGTCATCTGTTCGCGCAGCGCTTTGATGCGGTCGTCGATTTCCAAGGCAATCTTGGTTACATCGGCGTCCGAACCGTCGCGGCCCGCAGGTCCCGGCTCGCCTTTTTCACCGACCGGCCCCGGAAGGCCGTCGATACCGTCACGCGGCACAGGCACAGCAGCGAACGCCTCGGTCACCAGCGACCGCACGAACTCTGGGTCCGTGTCCTTGCCGTCTCTTCCCGGCAGCCCCGGCTCGCCGGCAGGTCCTGGTGCACCATCCATTCCGTCCTTGCCGTCGATCGCCAGGATGCGGCCGAGGTCTAGGCTGCGGCCATCGGTGAGGAATACGCGGGCGTGCCCCTCGGTATCTGTCTGTAGGTTGAGGATGCCGATGCCGTCCACGCCATCGGCGCCTGGAAGGCCGTCAGCACCCTTCTCGCCTTGAATTCCTTGCAGGCCAATGCCCGGTTGCCCAGGAGCACCCTGCGGCCCTTCCGGTCCGGCTGGCCCCATCTCTCCCTGCGGCCCAGGCGGGCCAACCACAGCCTCGCCTTGCGGTCCGGACGGACCCATTTCGCCGGGATCGCCCTTCTCGCCGCGCTCGCCGGCCAGTCCTTTTTCGCCCTGTGGCCCAGGCAGCCCATCCACGCCATCACGCGGCGGCGGCAATGCCGCAACGGCCTCAGTCAGCATTGCACGGATCAGTTCCGGCTCAACGTCCTTGCCGTCGATGCCATCACGTCCCGGCGGTCCTGGTTCGCCATCCTTGGCGGGCGGGATTGCGGCAACCGCCTCGGTCACCAGGGAACGAACAAACTCCGGATCCGCATCTTTGCCATCGACCCCCGGCGGGCCCTCGAGCCCATCGCGCGGTTTGGGCAGTGTCGCGACCACGTCGGTGATCAGCGAACGCACCAGCTCCAGCTCGACGCCCTTGCCGTCGATGCCATCGCGGCCTGCAGGACCGGAATCTCCCTTCGGCCCGCGGATCTCCGACAGCGTCTCTTCCGTGCCGTCGGAATAGACGAGGTGCAGTCGTCCTTCTTCGGTCACCCAGGTATCAGTAATCCCGCGACCCACGGCTCCCGGCAATCCGGGCGCGCCATCAATTCCGTCGCGACCCTCCAAGCGACCCAAATCCAGTTCACGGCCGTCGGTCAGCAGTAGTTTCCGCCTATCACCCACGACCAGCACATCGGCGATGCCGACGCCGTCAATTCCGTCCGCCCCACTCGGCCCAAGGATGCTTTCGCCCTGCGCACCGCGGACCTCGCCGAGGTCCTGTTCAACACCGTCGCTGAACACCAGCCACAGGTTGCCGTCGCGCACCGATGCCTTGGCCACACCACGACCCGCAGGCCCTGGCTCGCCATCCACGCCGTCGCGCGGCAATGGCGCGTCCCGTCCATCACGGCCCTGCACGCGCCCCAGGCGCAGCAACGCACCGTCAGTGCGGGTCACGCAGAGCTGGCCCTCGACGTCGACCAGAGCGTCGATCATGCCAACGCCATCACGGCCGGGTGGTCCCGCCTCCGGTGCAAGCGCAACACGCGCCTCAAGTGCCGCGATACGCTGCTGCATACCGGCCAGGTGCTCGCCGAGATATTGCCGAACGACAGGCGCAATTGCCTGCATGAGCCCAGCTATGGTCGCATGATCCACTGGCGGTGGCCCTCTCGTGTTCTGCGGCCGGCTGATCCGCTTTCGCTCAATCTGCTGCCGACAGGACGACGGCACCGCTCCCCAGCGCTTTGGTCAGATGCCACGCAGCAATGGCGATGTCGGCCTCATCTAGGTCGCGCTGCTGTGCGGCTGGGCTTCCCGGCGCGCCCGGTCCGGATGGCGGAGTGAGAGCGGGCTGAAGGGGGGCAGGCGCTGCTGGGGCTGATTCTCGCTGCGTAAGAACGTCGAGGGGCCAATACTGCTGCTGAATCAGGGGAACGTCGCCACCTTTGACCGGGCGCATATCGAACCGCGCACGCGCTTCGTTCGGCGAGAAGATCGCCCGCTGCACACCCTCGCCGATGGTCTTGACCTTGGTGGCGGTGTCCATGCGCAGCAGGCCATCGTCGATGTCGAACTCGGTGCCGTAGATATGACCGGTTACTTCGGTCAGACCGAGGCCTTCGTCCAGCAATAACTCAATGTTTTCAAAGCGTGCCTGGAGACACTGGCTATAATATGACAGGTTGAGCGCTTCGACGTTGTTATACGTTGGTGCCGCTTGCGTAACTAAGAACGCAGGCACGTGGAACGCACTGCAGATGGTCTCGGCGGTCCACTTCAATTGCTCGATGAGCTGCGCATCGACCGGATTAATACTCATCCGCTCGAACTTCATCCCATCGCCGAGGATTGCCACGCGGCCAACATTCTCGCCCGCGTAGTTGGCCTGCCACTTGGCTTTGACGCGATCGGCGGTTTCCTGCGAAATCGGCCCCGGCGCGATCAGCATCCCAGACGGCACCGCCTGATTGCGCGATGTCTCGATTTGCTGCTTCTGCGCCTCAAGCCCCTGGAGCGCTGATAGTCCACACGCGGTGAGCGGTGAGATGCCGATCAGCGGATGGAACACCGACGACATGCGGTCGTGGATGATTTCCGACGCAGGAACGACCTGGCTGTCTTCTTCAATGCCGGTCAGGCTGTCGGCGTAGAGTTGGTAGTAGACCGCACCGTCAGGCGCGACGAGCACCTTGGTGCGTGCCGGGTCGAGCACATACATCGCAATGACCACGCCACGGCCGTCGCGCTGCTTCAGTATATACGTGTTGCCCCAGGTTAAGAGGCTGTAGATCCAGCACTCCAGGAATTGAATTCTGGTTTGGTAGCGGTTGGGCTTGCGCAGCACCGGGCTGAATGCCGGGGCGGAAGTTTCTTCCCAGATGCCGGTGGCCGGATCCTGCTCGACCAGTTTGATGCGAATTTTCGATACGTCCTGCGCGATGAGCGACAGGCATGAATAGACCGCGTGATGGCGCAGGGAGGTTTCCTGCGTCATGCCCATGTTGCGTTGCCAGGCGCCCATGAACGGTTCTTGGATGGTCGGCCAGAACCATTGGCTGAACGTCGACATCGGCGGCACCATCAGGCCCGTGGGCGGTGATGCCTTAGCGATGCCGTTGCGCGTGATGTCGAACCCGAGGATGCGCATTGCCCGGCCCTATTCCTCCGGCCGCAAATCGCGGCGGGAATAGCGGCCATGGATCGGCGGACGACCACGTCGGCGCGGCGCATCGCCCTCCGGCTCCTCACCATTGTCCACAGTCGCTTCGTCAGCCTCAGCCGGTGCCGTTTCGTCCGCCTGCATTACTTTGTGCAGCAATGACGGCTCGGGTTCCGGTGTTGGTTCGGGCGTGGACTCTGGTGGCGGTTCCGGCATGGACTCTGGTGGCGGTGCCACGACCTTCTGCGGCGGCAATGGCGGTGGCGAGCCGATGGCCACCGGCTCGAACTTGCGCGCACGCTTGGCCGCGATCAGCACCTTGGCCAGATTGCGCCCCTTGTAGTCGTCGGGCACCTCAAACTCCTGGCCCGCCTGATAGACGACGCCCTTGCCGCCCGGCATGCGCAACAACGTAATAGCCTGCAGCCGCATCGGGCATGCTCCTGAAAAGAAGGCGGTCGAATTGCTCGACCGCCAGTTAGAAGGAGTGAACGTCGCGCCGCGTAACCGCGCTCCGAAATGGATCAGCATCTCAGAACGCGGCTGGCCTCGGTGGGACAAATGTCCCGATTAGTTAGACGTATTTCGCATAGTCGATATATTGCACAACGCCAGTGCGTCGCTTGCGCCAGTTGATCTCACGCTCTGCAAGAACGGCAGTCATATTTTCTTGCCAGAGGGATCGATACACCGTCGAAGCAGAGACCGGACTATCCGGCGCGCTGTCGAACTGCAGCGACGCCTGATTGCTGCTGTCGATGGTGACGTTGCCATCATCGGCGAGCAGGATTTCACCCGGCAAGATGAACGCGATCATGTAGCCATCCGTCGGCGAGCCACCGGACGACGGCACGTTCGTGCTCGTGATGACGCGGAACCCAGCCAACGTGCCGCCGCCGGCGGTGATGTCGGGGAACTCGCGCTGACCAAGCGTGTTCAACATCAGCGAGAAGGCAATCGCCTGGTTGACGTGCATGACCCACGTGCCGCCGGTCATGTCGAGATCCAACGCTGCCATCGTGGTTAGCACCGTGCGGATGTTGGCGCGTGCGGCGTCGGCATCCGTTCCTGTCGCGGCAACCGCCGTGACGCCGTTGGTCAGTGATGCAGGCGAAGGACCGCCCGAACCAGTGCCCACGACCTTGGTGCTATCAAGCAGGTCCGTATCGAGCTTCTTGGCAATCGCTGCGACCATGTCCTGACGGATCATCGCTTCCAAACTTGGATTGGAGAACCGCAGGCTTTCGTTGGTGAACGCTACGAGCGCGGCAACCTTCGCGAAGGTCATCGTGATCGTGTCGAACGCCGCACTCGACATGGGCTTAGAGCTACCCTCGCCGACCCAATATGCCGTGCTGCCGCTAGACATTAGTGGCACACGAATGTTGAATGGCACACGACGCATGCCACCAGAGAGCTTGTCGAGAATAGTCGCAGCACGCACCAGGTCAATGAATTCCGATGCCATATACTGCAGCTGAACGAGTGGTGACGCCCACGTGGTGTCGTAAGTGTTAGCAGGCTGGACCGCTGCCTTGAGCACAGTGGTGCCTTCTGCCGCAGCGAAGTTCAATACCTGCGCGACTTCCGGCGTGTCCTTCCATGCATCACGCTGTGCGATCTGCACGGCCTGCTGCAGGTTGCCCTTCGACATCGCCTGTGCAGCAATGTAGCGAACGAACGCGGTGCCCTTCTCA